TGCTGATGAAGATTATGGTGATATCACAGATATCATGGAAGGTACAGATTTGACCGTTGAATGTGTAAAAGCAGAATTCTCAGGTCGTTCTTATCTGAAACCTACAATCATTCCAAAACGCAAAACATCAGCTCTTGCAGATGATTCTGAAGTTATCAAAAAACTTCTTGAAGAACAACCTGACATTCTGAGTGTATATAAGAAATACACTTTTGAAGAGATTAAAGGATTCCTGGCACAATGGTTAAACCCAGAAGAAGCTGAACAACAAGCCGAAGAAGAAGCCGATGAAGAGGATGAAGTAGAAGAAGTGGTGGCAGAAGAAGTCGACGTTGAAGAAGATGAAGAGGAAGATGAAGAAGAGGAAGAAGATGAAGATGAAGAGGAAGAAGAACCCGTAGTAGAAGCTCCAAAGAAAGCTCCTGCTAAAAAAGCTACTACAGCAAAATCCGTAGCGTCTAAAGACAAATTTGATCAACTGTTTGGCAAGTAAAAAAACAAATTGAATGGCTAAGAAAGCAAGTTCTGACGGTGGCTCCATAAAAGCCACCGTTACAGAAAAATTAAAACAAGCAAAAAAAGGTTTTGACCTCGAAGCCTTTAAGAAAAGCAAGAATATTTCAGAGGTCAAATTCAAATCACAAGAATGGCTTCCCTTATCTGATGCCTTCCAAGATGCCATCTCCTTACCAGGAGTACCTCTCGGGCATGTTGTAATGCTTCGTGGACATAGTGATACAGGTAAGACTACGGCGATGATTGAAGCTGCTATTAGCGCACAAAAGTTGGGTAAACTACCGGTATTTATCGTAACAGAAATGAAATGGTCTTGGGAACACGCAAAGATCATGGGATTTGATGTGAATGAGGATATCGATCCGGCTACTGGAAAAGTTAGCTATACAGGAGATTTCATCTACGTGGATCGCGATAATCTTTCTACTATTGAAGATGTTGCCGGGTTTATTGCTGATCTGCTGGATGAACAAGCCAAAGGTAAACTCCCACTTGATCTAGTATTCTTATGGGATTCTGTAGGATCTATTCCTTGTAAACTTTCAGTAGAAAGTAAGAAGAATAATAACGAATGGAATGCTGGGGCACTATCTACGCAGTTTGGTAACTTTATTAATCAAATGATCATCAGATCTCGCAAGGAATCTTCTCCTTATACGAATACTTTGATCGTTGTAAATAAGGTTTGGGTTGAAAAACCGTCTATGCCAATGGGAATGCCTAAGTTGAAAAACAAAGGTGGTAATACAATGTTCTTCGATGCAAGTCTTGTAGTTACTTTTGGTAATGTTACTAATGCTGGTACATCAAAAATCAAAGCAACTAAAGACGGAAGACAAGTTGAGTTTGCCAAGAGAACAAAAGTTTCAGTAGATAAGAATCATATTACCGGCGTTACTACGGTAGCTCGTATTGTCGCAACCCCTCACGGCTTTATCAAAGATACTCCAACCGAGTTAAATAACTATAAGAAGGCTCATTCTAAAGAATGGTTGCAGATCTTAGGTAGTACAGACTTTGATATTGAACAGGAAGATGAAATGCAAGAAAGCATTAATGACATTTTAGAAGATACTGGAGATGAATAAAAAAAATCTACTGTCCATTTTAGATAGGATTAATAAAGATGATGGGGGCTCTAAAAAACGGAGCCTCCATTTCAACAGCAAGGTTTTAATTGTGGATGGGATGAATACTTTCATTAGAAGCTTTGCTGTTGATAATCATCATGATAGACATGGTAATCACATTGGAGGGATATCTGGATTCTTAAAGTCCCTGGGGTCTGCAATTAAAATGATTAACCCCACTCGATGCATTATTGTATTTGACGGTGAAGGAGGTACAACTAATCGCCGCTATCTGTATCCCGATTATAAAAAGAACCGAGATCATAGCGATCGAATTGTCAATTGGAAATCCTTTTCTTCACAAGAGGAAGAACATCATTCTAAAAAGAATGAGATAGGTCGACTTATAGATTATCTTCAGATGCTTCCAGTAACTCTAGTATCTATCGATAAAATGGAAGCCGATGATGTGATGTCTTATATCGCGGGTAAAATTTATTCCGAATACGACGATTCAAATATTTGCATTTATTCTACAGACAAAGATTTCTTCCAGTTAGTTAATGACCGCATCTATGTATTTAGTCCCACAAAGAAAAGGCACTATTATGAAGATGATATTTTAAAAGAATATGGAGTACACCCTAGAAATTATCTCCTATATAAGTGTTTATTAGGGGATGATAGTGATAATATTCATGGAATAACTGGAATTGGTGAGAAAAAAGTTCTATCGTTATTTCCTAATCTAGCATCCAAAGAGACCCAGGGGGTACAATATCTGTATGAAACTTGTGAAAATCCCCCTAAAAATAGTGTGTTATATGATAGAGTTCTTCAAGGTAAACACATTGTAGATCTGAATTATAAAATCATGGATCTCATTAATATGAATATCAGCGAAGAACAGATGGAGGAGATTGACCAAGAAATTCTAGTAAAACCAAAACCTTTAAGTAAATACGATTTTATAAAAATATTTCATTCCGACGGAATGGGTAGCGCAATCTTGAATATTGATAGCCTCCTTAATACATTCGGAACATTAAACAGTTATTAAAAATGAACGGGTTAGAAGAAATTCTAAAAACAGAACCTATTGCTCAAAATAAAAATAGTAAGATATATACAGACGGCTATTGGATAGTCAAATACACAGATGATGTTAGTGAATATGAAATTGCAAAAGTTTTTCAAGGAAAGAAGTTCTCATTTATAGCCGAATATATAGGAGCATATCCACATGATGATTTAATTGGTTATTTTATAATCAAAGAAAAAATCAATATCAACAAGAATTTTGAAAATTCGATTGAGAAAATCTTTGACTTGTGGGACAATGAGATATGTACCGGGGCATTTACCCTTGATTATTATATCAGACAGTATTTGAATACCGATGAAAGTCTTGGGATAAGAGGGCAATACAGCATTCAATCATTCTCTAAGCAACTACCAAAAGATCTAAAAGAAGTTTTCAATGAATTTCTTGATATCATCGAAGAATTAAAAAGTAATAAGATCTTTTTTGTAGATTTTAACCCGGATAATTTCGGAGAAAAGAATGATCACCTTGCCCTATTCGAGCTAGGTAAAGGTAAAATTAAAAAATAAGTTATATGAAAATAAATAGATTGGCTGAATACGGTCATTCATTCCAGATAAAAGTTATAGCGGCTCTTCTTTCAGATAGAAAGTTTGTTCAGAGCATCAATGATATTTTGACTGCCGATTATTTTGAATCTCAGGCACATAAATGGATTGTAAATTATATCAAAGAATATTTCTCTAAATACAATACCTATCCAACAATGGAAGTATTGCATGTAGAAGTAAAAAAACAAGAGAATGAAACTCTGAGAATTGCAATTATCGATACCCTTCGAGATTCATACACGGCGGATGCCCGGGATATTGACTATGTGAAAGAAGAGTTTTTAAACTTTTGTAAGAATCAAAATCTAAAACAAGCTTTACTAGAATCTGTAGATCTACTTAACGATGGTAATTACGATGCTATTCGTCGTCTTATCGACACTGCTATCAAATCAGGTCAAGTTGGGGAAATTGGACACGTATATGACTTAGATGTTGAGACTCGATATAGAGATGATGATAGGAATCCTATACCACTGCCTTGGGCTCATATGAATGAATTAACACAAGGTGGTCCTGGAGCAGGTGATCTTATGCTTCTTTTTGGTAATCCTGGAGGAGGTAAGTCGTGGTTTGCGGTTGCAATAGGGGCTTATGCTGCAGCTTTGGGGTACAATGTCGCTCACTATACCCTTGAATTATCAGAGACCTATATGGCAAAGAGATATGACTCGGTATTCTCCGGGGTTGATATCCAAGATCTGAAAAATAATAAGGCTAAGATTCAAAAAGCAATGGCTAAGGTTCCCGGAAAAATTGTCATCAAGGAATTTCCTCCTAAGAGAGCATCACTTGAAACAATTAAATCCCACGTAGCCCAACTCAAAAATAATATGGACTTTGAACCGGATCTGATTATTATTGATTATTTAGATCTGCTCAGAGGCCCGCAAAAGAGAAATGAAAGCCACGAAGAAGTGGGGGATATATATACTGAAGCTAAAGGGCTCGCTAGAGAGCTTAACAAGCCCATAATCAGCCCATCTCAGGTTAATAGGCAGGGTGCTAAGGATGATGTTATTGAGGGCGATAAAGCAAGCGGTAGCTATGCTAAAATCATGATCTCGGATATATGTCTGTCTGTTTCTAGAAAAAGAAAAGATAAAGTACATGGAACTGGTCGTGTCCATGTCATGAAAAACCGTTATGGTCCCGATGGATTGACCTACGGTGCTAAAATTAATACTAATAATGGGAAAATCGTTATTGCTGAAGAGCCATATGACGAGGACGGAGATGAGCCAGTTAAGAAAGGTACCGGAGGAGATTTCGACGACACCGATATGGATATACTCCGAACAAAATTCAAGAAATACGCAGAATAAATATCATATATATCAGGTAAAAAAATTTATTTTTTGATTGATTTTTGATGAATATATATTGTATTTATATTCACCTGCGCGCGAAAGGTTATATTTTTTACATTAACAACATTTTTTTAAACAATTTATGAAGAATTTAGGAAAGAAATTTCTCTCTGATTTAAAGCTATATTCAGATTACTTTAAATGGAAAGAAGAATTAGGACGCTATGAGAACTGGAATGACGCATGTACTAGCATTATTGACGGGCATAAAATTAAATATGCCGATGTTATCGAGGAAATTACCCCGTATTTAGAATCAGCACAACAAAGCATGCAGGATCAATTGATCTTAGCATCACAAAGGAATTTACAATATCGCTCAGAGCAGATTTTCCAGCATAATACGAGAATGTTCAATTGTACTAGCGGGCATATTGCAAGGAATAGAGTATTTCAAGAGATTTTTTATCTCGCATTATCCGGTTGTGGTTTCGGAGGTGGTCTATTAATACCATTTGTTAAGAATTTAAGTAAGATTCAGAAGAGAAATTTAGGTACAAAAACCTATGTTATCCCAGATACTATTGAAGGATGGGCTGATTCTTTAGGTGTTTTGCTCTCATCTTATTTTGTTGACAAACAACCTTTCCCAGAATATGCTGGTTATGAGGTTAAATTTGATTATTCTCAAATTAGAGAGAAAGGATCTTACATCAGTGGTGGATTTAAAGCCCCTGGCCCTGAAGGATTAAAACAATCTTTAGAAAGAATTGAAGCTCTTTTGAATGCCGAATTAGGAGGAAAAGAGAGTATTCCATTTCGTTCTATTATTGCTTATGATATTTTTATGCACGCCTCGGATGCTGTTCTTTCTGGTGGCGTTCGTCGTTCATCAATGAACGTTATTATTGATGAAGATGATGAAGAAATTGATGATGAAGAAAAAGATGAGTCTAATGATATAGTATTATCTA